CTATAAATGACTAAACCGTAAAGGAGATAACAACATGTCCGATCAAGAACTGGAAATGTTGGAAACAGAACTACAAGATCAGGAGATCGAAGAGGCGAAAGCATCTTTCGGTGATCCGTCTGAAGTTCCAGAACCAACTACTAAAGAAGTACCTGCACCGGGTGGGGAAAAAGACCAAGGTGATAAGAAGGGCGCGAAAGCAACTTCACCTACATCTGTACCAAAAACTAAAGTTGCGTTGATGGCAAACATTCAGCAAGTCATGGCAGGGTACGACAAGAACGCACTCATGTCAATGTACAAGAAAATGAATGGTATGGATGAAGAGGTTGAAGCACCTACTGCTACTTCTATCAAAGAAATTAAGAAAGTCTCTGCTGAAGATGTAAATGTCGCAGAAGATGTTGAAGCAATGTTCGCAGGTGAAGACCTAAGCGAAGACTTCACTTCTAAAGCAACTACTATTTTTGAGGCAGCAGTTGTATCAAAGGTCAATGAAATTCTGGAAACAGTAACAGTTGATCTGGAAGCAGAACTGGAAGCAGAGAAAGAAGATATCGTCGAATCTTTAACATCACGTCTCGATGACTATATGGAGTATGTAGTTGAAGAATGGATGAAAGAAAACGAACTCGCTGTCGAGCAAGGTATTCGTGCAGAAATCGCAGAAAACTTTATGGTTGGATTGCGTAACTTGTTCACAGAATCCTATATCGACATTCCAGACGAGAAGGTTGACCTAGTTGACGAACTCGCGGCAAAAGTTGCTGAACTGGAAGAATCTGTCAACGAAGAAGTTGAAAAGAACATCGCGTCTCGTAAGGAACTTGCTGAAGCGAAAAAGGCAATTGTTTTGCGTGATGTAACTGAAGGTCTGACTGAATCACAAGTAGTCAAGATGAAGTCTCTCGCTGAAGGCGTTGAGTTTGAGTCTGCTGAAGACTATGAGAAAAAGTTAGAGACAATCAAAGAGAACTACTTCCCACAAGAAGACGTTATCTCTGAAGATACTTCTTTTGACTCAGAACCAGTCGAACTGGAAGAAGAAACCGAAGTTCAGGTCGATCCAGAGATGAAAGCATATATGGATGCAATCACTCGTTCGATCAAAAAGTAACAATTTATAAATACAACTAGGTAAATAAAAACCGTAAAGGAGAAAACAATGTCAACTGATGCTCTTATCAAAAAGTGGCAACCAGTTCTTGAGCACGAAGATCTTGATCCGATCAAGGATTCACACAAGCGTTCTGTGACTGCTCAACTTCTGGAAAACCAAATGGTATCTGCTCGTGAACAAGCGGCACAGATGGGTGGCACTGGCGCACCTACGCTGTTGGGCGAAGCACCTGCTAACGGAATGGGCGCGAGTTCATCTACAGCAAGTGATGGTAGTGTAGATATTTTCGATCCAGTATTAATTTCACTGGTTCGTCGTTCTATGCCTAACTTGATCGCTTACGATATCGCAGGTGTACAACCTATGACTGGTCCTACTGGACTGATCTTTGCGATGCGTTCACGTTACACTAACCAAACTGGAACAGAAGCACTCTTCAACGAAGCAGATGCATCTTTCTCAGGTAACACATTCGCGGCAAACGCTTCTGCAACTGGCGCACAAACTGGTACTGATCCTAATGATCGTTCAGCATCTGCTACTGGTGGTTCATACAACGTTCACTCTGGTATGACTACTTCTGAAGCAGAACAGTTGGGTGGATCAGGTGGACCTCAGTTCGCAGAAATGGCATTCTCAATCGAGAAAGTTTCTGTAACTGCAGTAACACGTGCTCTGAAAGCAGAATACACTATGGAACTTGCTCAAGATCTTAAAGCAATCCATGGTCTTGATGCTGAACAAGAACTCTCAAACATCTTGTCTGCAGAGATTCTTGCTGAAATCAACCGTGAAGTTGTTCGTACTATCAACTACTCTGCTGTTGCTGGTGCTACTAAAAACACCACAACTTCTGGTACTTTCGACTTAGACACCGACTCAAACGGTCGTTGGTCTGTTGAAAAGTTCAAGGGACTTATGTTCCAGATCGAGCGTGACGCTAACGAAATTGCGAAAGCAACTCGTCGCGGTAAGGGTAACGTCCTGATCACTTCTTCTGATGTTGCTTCAGCACTTCAGATGGCAGGTGTTCTTGACTATGCTCCTGCTCTGTCTAACAACTTGCAAGTAGATGACACTGGTAACACATTCGCAGGTGTCTTAAACGGTCGTATCCGTGTCTACATCGATCCATACTTCTCAGATGCAACCAACAACTACTACACAATTGGTTACAAGGGAAGCAATGCATTCGACGCAGGTCTCTTCTACTGCCCATACGTACCACTCCAGATGGTTCGTGCGGTTGGTGAGAATACCTTCCAACCAAAAATCGGGTTTAAGACTCGTTACGGCATGGTTGCTAATCCATTTGCAACTAACGACGGTAACGGTATTGCTGCTCGGTTGGGTACTGGTGACGGTAACAAATACTACCGCATCGTTAAGGTCACAAACCTTATGTAATAAAAAGACTGACATTAGTCAGCGAATTGAGGGAGCGCAATGCTCCCTCTTTTTTTGCCTTATAAATAGTAGTAACTTTATGAGGGTATACAATGGCACTGCAAGGTTCACAACCAGATAACAAAAGTTTCCTATCACCGATTGGGTTTAAGTTTGTAATCAAGAAACTTCCCCATGTAAACTACTTCTGCACGTCTGCAGGGATACCAGATATCTCTATGGGACAGATTGATACGGTAGAAAACACGTTTATCAAACTTCCTGTTCCGGGCGACAAACTTAGATTCGGACTAATGACAGTACGATTCCGCGTGGATGAGGACATGAAAAACTTCCAAGAAATCTACGATTGGATGATTGGATTGGGTTATCCAGACAACTTCTCACAGTCTTCCGCGCTCCGCACAGGCAACGGGTTACTACCACAAGGTGAAGTATACTCTGACGGTTCACTCATCATTACAACCGCATCATTCACACCAAATATTGAAGTCAAGTTCATAGACATGTATCCAGTCAGTCTAACATCTCTGGATTTTAATCTGGAGCAATCTGACATTGAGTATCTGTCTGCTGATGTATCGTTTGCTTATAGAAAATATGAGTTGACAACACTAGCATAGTCTGTTATACTTTATATTATTTTACCTGTGGATTTATCATGAAAATAGAAGACATTGTGTCCGAATGGGACAAAGATTGCCGTATGGATGAGACTGAGTTAGGAGAGGAGTCTACGAAGATTCCTGTTATTCACAACAAGTATCTCAAGATCTACATGGGCGAAAACGCGCAGTTAAAGCGAATGTTCGCACAACGCAGTAAACGAAAAAGACTCCTTACTGAATACTACCTTGGTGAGTTAGATCAAGATGAGTTAGAAGAGTTAGGTCGCGATCAGTTCTACAAGAAAATCCTCAAGAACGAAGTAGATACATATATTGAGTCTGATGATGACTTCATCGAACTGAACCTCAAGTTAGCACTCCAACAGGAGAAGGTCAACTACCTTGAAGCAATTCTCAAGAGTATCAATAATCGAGGATTCCAAATTAAAAATGCAATTGATTGGTTAAGATTTACGAATGGATAGAATTGACATCCTTCCAAAGGATGAAGTGAATGTGAAGATTGAGTGTGACAGAGGGTTGGGACAAGAACTCTCCGACTACTTCACCTTTGAGGTTCCTGGTGCTAAGTTTATGCCCTCATATCGCAATCGCATGTGGGATGGCAAGATTCGCTTGTTCAATACCGCGAACCATACACTCTACAAGGGTCTCATTCGTCGTGTTGAAAAGTTTTGCCAAGACAGGGACTATGAATGTATCGTACATGGGGGATTGAACCATGTCGAGGACATCGCTCTTAATGATTTGGAAGAACTGCTCAAAGGTAAGTACGTTCCCAGAGAGTATCAACTCAGAGCAATTGCTCATGCTTTGCGTGTTCATCGTGCTGTTATCCTTTCGCCTACGGCATCTGGTAAATCATTCATTATCTATTGTATCATCAAATATCTATTTGTCAAGCAAAAAAGTAAAAAAGTTTTACTCATCGTACCTACCACTTCTTTGGTGCATCAGATGAATGCAGACTTTAATGATTATTCTTCTGAAGAACCACAGTTCTATTATACACATCTCATCATGGAAGGTCAAGAGAAAAATCATGATTCTGCGAATATTTTTATTAGCACATGGCAATCCATCTATAAGCAACCCAAGAAGTGGTTTGACCAGTTCGATGTGGTGATTGGTGATGAGGCACATCAGTTTAAGGCAACCTCTCTCACCAAGATCATGACTAAGTTGGATCAATGCAAATATCGGTTTGGACTTACTGGTACGCTTGATGGTACACAGACAAACAAACTGGTGCTTGAGGGATTGTTCGGTTCTGTCATGAAGGTGATCCAAACTAAAGAACTCATCGAGCAAGGAACTCTTTCAGACTTTCGTATCAAATGTCTCGTGCTCAAGTATCCAGATGGAACTTGTAAACAGATGAAACAGTCTAACTATCAAGACGAGATTCAGTTTCTTATTGCCAACGATTATCGCAATAAGTTCATCAAAAACCTCGCGCTCACACGCGAGGGCAATACCCTTGTCCTGTATCAAATGGTTGACAAACACGGTCAATTGTTGTACAATAGTATAAATGAATCGAAGAAAGGTGACCGAAAGGTTTTCTTTGTACATGGAGGAGTATCCGCAGATGAACGAGAAGAAGTACGACGAATTACAGAACGAGAGTCCGATGCAATTATTGTTGCATCTTACGGCACATTCTCCACTGGAATCAACATTCGTAATCTACACAATGTCATCTTTGCTAGTCCCTCTAAGTCTCGTGTTCGCAATCTTCAGTCGATAGGACGTGCTCTCCGAAAGGGAGACAATAAAGAAATTGCAACGCTGTACGATATTGCCGACGATTTGTCTTACAAATCTTGGAACAACTATACGATTAAGCATTTTGCTGAACGTATAAAAATTTACAACGAAGAAGATTTTGATTATAAAATCTATAACATAAGGGTAGGGGATGAATAGCATCATAAAACTCTCTAACGGTGAAACTATCATCGCAGAGATTGTTCACGAGGATGATACAATCACGTCCGTCTTAGAACCTCTTGCACTCGATATTGGTGAGGGGGAAACTGGAAGACCGATGATGGTTGCAATGACTTGGGTTCCACTTACCAAATCTATCAACATGGTCAATCTAAAAACATCGCATGTGGTAGCAGTGGCAGAAGTGGATGAAGATATTGATGCCTATTATGTAAAGTCACTTGCCATACTGAAAGGAGACTCTGAAAAATTGCGTGAGATTATTAGAGAAGAAACTGGCATCGAAGATTTAGAAGAAATACGTAGGCGTGTCAGAGAAGCAGTTGAGGAAGAAGAAATTGAACACGATCCATGGATGGATAAGTTTGGTCAACCATTAGAATTATCAGCAAACACGGTACATTGATATGGCAGAAACAAGAGCAGAAAAACGAAAGAAACCTTACTATGTGGACAACAAGAAGTTCCTTGAAGCAATGGTAGAGTTTCGCGAATCAGTACAACTGGCAGAGAAAAATGGCGATACACGTCCTGTTGTCCCATTTTACATTGCTGAATGCATTATGAAGATTGCTACGCATCTATCCTACAAACCTAACTTTGTGAACTACTCGTTTCGTGAGGAGATGATCTCAGACGGCATCGAAAATAGTCTACAATATATCGACAATTTTAATCCTGAGAAATCACAGAATCCATTTGCATACTTTACACAGATTATTTACTATGCGTTTTTGCGTCGTATTCAGAAAGAGAAAAAGTATCTGTATATCAAATATAAGGCAACCGAAGATGCTAACATTTTTGGAGAGACTGCCGATAGACAAGGGCATGATAGTGGACGAGACTACAATGATGGTGTAAAATATGGAGAGTGGACTGAAGAATATATGGCAGACTTCATCCATAATTTTGAGGAGCATAAGAGACGCAAAAAGAAAAAGCGAAAGGCAGTTGAAGAATGAAAATAGCACTTGTAACAGATACACATTGGGGAGTTCGTAATGATAATCTTTCCTTCCTTGATTATTTTGATCGCTTTTACAGTAATGTATTTTTCCCAGAACTTGACAAGCGTGGAATCAATACTGTCCTACATCTTGGTGACATTGTGGATCGTCGGAAGTATATCTCTTATGTTACCCTACGACGACTCAAAGAGGGATTCATAGAACCCTGTCTGTATCGTAACATTGATCTGCATGTGATTGTTGGTAACCATGATGTGCCATATAAGAATACTAACGAGATCAATGCGATGCAAGAGTTGTTCGATTCTACCAATGTGAAGTATTACTCTGAGGTAGCAGAGGTTCTCTTTGACGATGTGCCACACGCAATCATTCCTTGGATCAACAACAGCAACTATGCAAGCACGATGGAGTTCATGAAGAACACCGAAGCACAGGTTGTATTTGGACACTTTGAGATCGCAGGTTGTCTCATGGATCGTGGCAACATGAATGATCATGGCATGAAGATTTCAGACTTTGATCGGTTTGATCGTGTGATGTCTGGACACTTTCATCACAAGTCAAACACAAAGAATATCGACTACTTAGGATGCCCTTATGAACTCACATGGAGCGACTACCAAGACCCCAAAGGTTTTCACATATATGACACCGACACCAGAGAGTTGGAGTTCATCCGAAATCCGTACTCAATGTTTAATAAGGTGTTCTATAATGATGAGGGGAAAACGATGGAGCAATTGCTTGATCAAGACTTTTCCGCGTATGAAGGCACATACGTCAAGGTTGTCAAGCACTCTTCTGGTAACCCATATTGGTTTGATAAGTTCATGGACAAACTCCTCAAGTCTGAACCAATCAGCGTCCAAGTTGTAGAGGATCACCTCAATCTTGATCTGGATGACGATGATGACTTGGTGAATGAGGCAGAGGACACCATGACGATTCTGTCTAAGTATATCGATGGAATGCCTGACAACGTACCGAAGAAAAAACTTGACTCGCTCATGAAATCGTTATATAATGAAGCATTACACTTTGAGGTTTAGCATTGATAAAATTCAAGAAATTACGTTGGAAGAACTTTCTTTCAACGGGGAACGTGTTCACCGAGATTCATCTGGATCGTTCTCCTTCTACCATTATCACTGGAGAGAATGGCGCAGGTAAGTCTACCATTCTCGATGCTTTGTGCTTTGTGCTATTCAATAAACCGTTCCGTAACATCAACAAGGGACAGTTGATGAACAGCATCAATGAGAAGGGTCTCGTCACAGAGATCGAGTTCTCAATCGGTAATGTGGAGTATGTGGTGCGTAGGGGCATTAAACCTGCTGTCTTTGAGATACTCAAGAACGGCAACCTAATAGACCAACCGGGATCGGTACGAGACTACCAGACTCAGTTAGAGGACACCATCCTCAAACTGAACTATAAATCGTTCACCCAAATCGTCGTGTTAGGTAACGCATCCTTCACTCCCTTTATGCAACTCTCGACAAAGGATCGACGTGAGGTGATTGAGGATCTGCTCGATATTCAGATCTTCAGTCACATGAATACACTCCTCAAGGATCGTGTCGCATGTAACAAGAGCGAGAAGCAAGAGGTTGAGTATCAGATTGAGTTGCTAGGTGAGAAGATTGCTGTACAGAAAGAGTATCTAGAGAAACTGAATGCCGACATCACAAAGCAGA